GGCTAAAGAAGAGATTTCTAAGTTAAAAGAAGAATTAAGTGATCTGCGTAAGCTATATCTTCAGGATATGGCTAATGTGAGCAGCGACATGCGGGCGTTAGTTTCGCAGCTTTCTTCTCAGACTGAAACGCCTCCTGCAGAGGAGCCTGCGGTTGTTGACGCTCCTGTTGAGGTTGCTGACCCCGTAATTGAGTGAGGCTTAAGTGCCCTACTTACCCCTGCCAAACTTCAATCACGACTCTGGACCTAGGCGTATACAGTCAGGCCCAGATCATGAGGGCTATGTAGTTTTATATTCTGGTGTAGAGTCTACTGGGGCCGATGACGGCTTTGCTGTACTCGGCGCTCCGCTTAGTGGAACGTTAGCTCTTGGAGCGTGGGACTATGACTCGAACTGGCGATATGTTCCGTCCACGCTGCCGAGTCAAAGCGGTTCGCTAAATCCGACGCCGTACAACGTCAGCGGTGCATTAGATACATATGATGCTACGCGTATCTATACACGGGATACCGTAGCTGGGGCTCAAGCGGCGAGTGCGATTGGGCCGGAGACTGGAAAGGTCAATCCGCGTGGTGGGGCACTGCAAGCCCGGTCGGATGTCACTCGGCCTGAGACGTATATGTATTTCGGGGGCGCAGCCCCTGATAATCAAGACTATTCACCGTATAACACACCGGATGCAAATAGTGCTGCTGAAGGTAAGACCGGCGGCGGGGTTACTCACAGATCGTTTGAAAGTTCTCTGCTGACGAATGTTTTAGGCAGCCAAGGTACATCCGATCGGTCGCAGTGGCGGTATCACCAGCCGGTGTATTGCAAGACGTATACGGAGACGAGACGATCTGAATCCCCCGGTTTAATGTCCACGCCGCTTCGGTATGTTTATCGAGGTTCGGCTAGTTCGTATAATTACAATTACGGCAGTGAGTTGCTTGCTAATAAAGGCGGGTTTGAGTTATTACCTTATGACGATGAAGTTCTCGGCTGTTCGTTCCCTGTTGGATGTCCTACAAATTCTGGTTCTTCTGACCAGTTGATTGTTGGTGATACTTTATCTGCAGTTGTTTATTGTCCCTTCGTTAAGATAGAATGGTTTAATTCTAATAATACTTTATTAGGGACTGGTTTAACCTATACTGTTACGTCTGCTGATATAGATTATAGAATATATTTTAAAGTTACCTATCCTGACGGATCTACTGACAGCTCGTCTACTAACTGTTTCCCTGCTGTTATTGCAGATTCGTTTAGATATTGGTTTAGATTTGGCTTTAGTTCTACTATCGATAAAACGTTTTTTGGTGTAATTGATACCGATGGGGGGTTGCTATTAACTACATCCTTCAATCAAAGTGGTTTAAACCGTCCTGTTCTGTGTAAAATCTCTAATGATGTATCTAAATTATGGGCTTTTACGTACCTTGCAAACAATTCTCCTTTTGTTACCGTTGTGATAAACGCAGCTGGTTACGGGTATGATGTTTTAGACATTAACAGTTCAAGTGTAGAGTTTATATTATTAGCTTCACACACTTCTGGCGGTCTTCCTATATTTCCTTTTCGTTTTTACAAAGTTACTGTTAATAAATCAACCGGATCTGTTTCTAATACTGTAGCTGTTGACTTTACACCTCCTGGTTCTCCTTCTGCTTCTAACGTTAATATTAGAGATGTTTTTGTTGACAACGATAACAACTATTATTTTGTTGGGTTTTTACCGATAAATAGTGAAACATGGTCTCCTCATATTGTTAAATTTGATTCAAATTTTCAATATCAGTGGAGTTTGCTTTCTCAAGCTGTTAGATATAGAAGCGGGTCTCTGTGCACTTTAAAAACAAACGAAGGACAGTTGTACATTAGCGGTATTGACAACAATCAGATCATAGGTTCCGCGTGGAGAGGAGATTCTTTTTTTGTTTACAGTAATTTCTTTGCTATTAACTTTGACGGAACTGTAGCTACACTTTTTAAAACTAAGTTCAGTACTCCAGACTTCTCTACAGATATTAATCCTTTTTTAGTTAGGTCTGTGTGCAGAGATTTAGAAGGAAATGTATATGGGATTGGAGGTTATGAAGATAGTGTAGCTTTAGGCAGATTTGGCAGTTTTATTGTTTACAAAGATTCTCCTTCTGATATAACTCTTTGGGCTACTGATATTAGAAACACTTTTTACAGTGCAGGCAGACCTACAGTAAATGTAGAAGAACGGCAGTTACTTTATATTGATTCAAAATTAGTTCTTGTTTTGCCGTGGGAGTACGTTATAAGCAGTGTTTCTAGGCATAGACCCGCTATTTGTGTTTTTGATCCTGATACGGGGACGATGTTAAACGCTATTGAAATTCACGCTCCTATTGAATTTGAGGGTTCTATGTGCATTCAACGTATGCCAGAGAACACTAAATTTTTAATTCAAAGTGGAAATGGATTTAGACTTAGATTAGATGTAAACGATTTACCTACTCCTGGTTCTTCCTATCCTATTGAAAGTTCTTCTACTTTTTATACAGTAAGTGGGATCACTCCAAATCAATCTAGCGCTACTTTTTATAAGTTTAATTCATGCTCTCCTCCTGGTTTTCTTTCAAGAAATCTTTCTAGTTACTTTAGTTCCGTTGTTTCTCCTTCTGTTGTCGCTTCGGGAACAACCAATGACCAATTTGGTTACTTCGGTGGACAAGATACACCGTAATGCAACCGAGGTATTTGCGACAGTCACTCTGTATTCCTCCTCTTTTCCAGTTAGATTAACTTTGTAGTTCTTCGGAGGTTGGCGCTTTGTTCGTCGACAATGATTTTCCGAAGCTGCTCGGTGCAGAACTCTATCGTCCTCATCCCGCGTATGTGGTTGAGATGGCGGCAGAGCCCGTGGTTGTTCATGATTTCTGAGCTTGTAGTAAGCTAGGGAACTGCTAGGCGAAATCCTAGCTGACAACTCCGTGAATTGCTGGAAAGCCGGACCCGAGAGGGAGGCTAATCAGCAGCCAAGCCAATCAGAAATGATTGGAAGGTTCAACGACTAACACTGCTCGAATGCTCTCTCGAAGCGACCGCTCCTTTCTTAAAGGGGTTTGTTTAGGTGACGGCTGTTTACGGCTTGTGACGACTTACCCTGGTCTTCACATAAGTCACTCTAAGAAACAGTTTGAGTTTCTCCGCTGGAAAGTTGGAAGACTCAATCGTATCTTTGACATAAAACAACCCATAAAAGACAGGGAAGCTGACTGTCAGACTGGTACATTTGCTGCCTGTCAGTGGTGGTCAAATCAACAGGAGCTACTGCTGCCTATTTATAGGGAACTGTATCCTCAGGGAAAGAAAGTTTTTACGGCTACTTTTTTGAGAGATATAGGTCTAGAAGGTTTAGCTGTCCTTTACATGGACGACGGAAACCTGCATCTTCGCAAGCGTGGTCAGTCCACGCGGACCGGAGAACCTTATATTAGGGAGCGTATTGTAGAGTTAGCTTTATACGTCCCTTATGATGCAGCTTTAGTTGTATCAGACTGGATAGAAAGCCTTACAGGAGCTTCACTTACTCCGCGTTTACCGATGGCTAAGAAGAATCCAAATCTCTGGAATCTTCGAGGAAACGGGCGAAACGCAAGGCAATTCGTAGAGGTTTTAAAACCATACGGGTGTAAAGCTATGAGCTACAAATTCGACCTCCGTTACGACACTCGAACCAATCGAGGAAAGTCAAAATGGAGCGAGGCTGACCGAAGCAAACTTGCTTTAGAAGCCGATAAGGTGACACGAGCGCGGAGCACCCAAACGGATAACGCCGTGGGTGATGATATAGTCTACTCATTACCGTCCTTAAGGTAATGTTACGCAAAGATAAAGAGCTTTGCGGCACTCTAAGTAAGAGTGTAATCGGCTAAACAACCCGGCCAGACTGTGCAGCTGGACAGATACAGATTCTGGGGCAATCCTGGCTCTAAAGAATCTCGTGAGCGCACTGCAGAGCAAACCATTGGTACTGCGAACAGCAGGAACATTGTCAAGGACAAAGTTCTTGTAACTCTTCGTGAGTACACAGGTCCTGCTGATCCTAGCGATCCTACTCAACCTAGCACTTTCAAGATTGCTAGAGAGACCCTGATTACCGCACAGCGTTTACTGCTGGACACTGGTAATCTGACGGCCTTCCATCAATCTATTGGTTCTCTGACTCTGTTAGACGACTATAGAAGATGGCGCGACAGAGTGTTCATTAATGAACTTCTGAAAGCTGTTTCGAAGGGTCAATCTTCTGACACCCAAGGTGGTTACTACTACCCTGGTGATCTTGCAGTTGGTGCTCTTTCGTACGCTAACGCCGAGCAAGCCAAGTTCGACGTTAAGGACGATCTTCTCCGCGTGGTTAAGTCTCTGCGCAAGAGAAACGTCCCGACGTATCAGGATGGTTTCTATCGCTGTGTATGCGATCCGACCTTCCTTATGCACCTGAGACAGAATAGTGACTTCCGTGAAGTTGCTCGCTATCCTGGCAACGGTCAGATCAATCCTCTCATGTCTTCGATGCAGCCTAACGCTGCTATCTACATGGGTCAGGGTTTCGGCCAGGCTACTTTTGTGGCCGGTGAGCCGATCATGCCTACCGGATTTGTGTTCGAAGGCGTTAGATTTTTCGAGAGCACAAACATGCCCTCGCAGAATCAAACTGCCACGATCGCTTCTACTGCCGCTTCGTACGAGACTGCCATCGGCATGTTCTTCGGTCCCCAAAGCGTCGGTGTCGGTATCGGCGGCAACAACGCTCAAGTGTTGTTGAATAATAACGACGACTTCAGCAGATTTATCATGATGATTTGGAGCCTGTACGCAGGTTTCGAACTCCTGAACGCTGATTTCGCCACCATCGCTTATTCCTTCAACGCTTGATAGGAGGTATTAACGATGGCTATCAACCCTAATCAGCTTGCAGTTTCCAAGATTTACCCTGGAAACTACACAAACGTGCTGAAGTACTGGCACGAAGAGAAAACCGTTGTCTACAACAACGAGAACGGTACTCCTCAGACCCTGACCGGCCAGCCTGTTGGCGGTCCTGTCGGCGTGGTTTTCCGCCCCGGTTGGATTGCTCAGCAAGCCGTTGGTTACGTGGACCTGTCCTATCAGGCCCTCGGTTCTGTCAATCAGCTTGAGTACTACACTCAGCCCTACGCTTCTGGCGGCGCTTCGAATAGACCGTTTACTAACGGTACTGTGATCATCCCCTCCCCGGATTATCACAAAGATATTCGTGCTGACATCACCACTGGTATCAAAGTGCCTTCCGGTGCTTATGTGTACCGTGTGGGCCTCCGTGTTGACGGTGGCGACATGGTGAGCAGCGGCGTGGTTCAGGGCTCCTCCTCTCCGCAACTGGGCCTTGGCCCTGGTCTGAGTGTTGGTCTTACGACCACGCCGACCCCTAGCGGTTTCTATGCAACCATCGTTGGTTCGAACAGCCGTATTGCTAACGGTTCGTACGGGTCTTCGAACGCATGGAATGAGGCCAACATGCACCGTGTTACGGCTGAGACTGAGTACGCTCTTGCCACCGTGGGCAACCTCGGCGGTGCGGCTGCTTCCGGTCTGGCTCAGGCCTCGGGTATCTATGATCCCCGTGCTGGCGCCGGTCGTCTCAGAGGTAAGGACAAAGCCCTTGCCATCTGTGAAGTGTGCTGGCTTATTCCCGATGAGCCGCCTAAGCGCGACGATGTTGTGCTGCAACCCGGTGGTATTGTCGAATCCAGCGTCTTTACGTCGATCTCCCCTTCCTGATCGCACTCAGTTTGTGGATTTCAAGCCCCCTCACACGAGGGGGTTTTTTTATGCTTGGCGCTATACTTTACTTAGTCAGTGCTTTCATAATGACAGTCGCCGCCACGCGGGAGTACACCTTCACGCCAAACGGTGTGAAAGTCTCCATTATCAGTACTCATGATGACGGTGAGTACTTTATGGTTAAATCCCTGACAACTGGTAAGGTTTTCTTTGCTCATAAGAACCAGATCGCTGAAAAAGATGTAGAAGTGGAGGAGGGCGAAAAACCCGTTAAGCGCAGGCGTGGTCGGCAAATAGTTCGGCCTGAGGTTCCGGCATTGACTCGGATCAACATCAACTCGGCGACCCCCGAGCTGCTGACCCAGGTTCTTAAAGGTATCGGGATGAAAACCGCTATCGAAATTAAAGAACTTCAGCAGTCTTTGCCTGGTGAGCGTTTCTCAAAACTCGATCAACTGAAGTCAATTTCTAACATTGACTGGGACTCTGTGTTAGAAGGAGATATTGCTTACGTCGAGTGAAAATTTAAATAGCTGTCTAGAATAGGGGCACAAGTGTTCGAGCCCCGTGGCGCAACTCTTAGCTGAAGAACTTGCGCAGATTGAACGCTACTTGCGCGAGCAAGGCGTCATCTTTGACGGCAGTTTTACAGACTCGGCCCGTTTAGACACTGTATATGCTGCGGTTAACTCCCTGTTTCGGGGAACACCGCAGCTAAAGGTTTCTGCGCTTGATGACTACAATTTTGAGCGCGTTTGTTATCACTTAAATTACAATATCTCTGCTGTAAGCCCTGCTGATTATGCTCGGCTTATAGAAGCTTGTAACAATATACCTAGTGACTTTTATTACTCTAAAACTATAAATCAGATACAGCGCTGCGAGACCGCTGAGATTTACACAGAGTTGGCGTCCAACCGGGCCGCAAGCCAACAGGAAATTATCTTGGGCCAAGGTGATGAGGTGCTAAATCGTACGATTACGATTCAGGACAACCGCAAGATCATGCGGACGTGGAGGGAAAACTACCTGTACGAGTGCGACAGGTTGTCCGCGATCTTGCACGTTGTAAACTATAAAGATCCAGTTATCGCTGAATCACGTTTCATTGCCACGGAGGGTGATTTCATTCAAAGTCTTCCGGGGCCTGTTGATCCTGCCCGGTTTGACGATCTGTACTTTTTCAACTCCTGGCGTTGAGTAGACTTAGTTAAAAGGAGAGACCGTGGCTGACTTAACGGTTCAACAACTAGAGCAGATCTACAGCTATCTAGCTCAACAGGGGGTCGTAACTCAGCCTACGACTACCGATAGGACTAAGCGCGAGATTGTATATGCTGCGTTAAACCAGATTGGCCGAAATCCCGGTCAGGTATTTGGTTATAAATTAGACGATTTTAACTTCAGTCGGGTTACGTATCACCTTGGGTATAACGTGGCGACAGTTCCTGCTGGTGACTACGCTCGTCTTGAGTTGGCTTGCACGAGCATCCCAAGCCAGTACTATTTTGACAAGATCGTTCAGCAAATCGAACGCTGCGAAGAGGCTGAGCGTATTTCCGAGCTTGCTGGGGGGCGCGGCACCAGTCGCCAGGAAATTATTCTGGGTGACGTGAGCCGTACAATTAGCGTTCAGGATAAACAGGAGACTGCAAAAATCTGGAGAGAAAACTATATCTTTGAGACTGATCGTTTAGCTCAAATGTTGTATGTAGCTAACTACAAGAATCCGATGGTGAATCGCTATCGGTTTGAACGTAGCGGTGCATCTTATGTTCAGGCTTTACCTGGCGCTCCTACGATGTCTCGTGCAGATAGAATTTATTTTGCAACTAATTGGCGATAGAAGCTAATATGGTCTTAGGTCTGGTCTTGTAGATGTCTGTCTTAAGAAACCTACTGAAAGCGGCTCAACAGGCTGGTCCTGGTGCTGTTGAAGCTCTGAAGCAACAGATTCGCGCTGGCGGTGTTCAAGGCCAACAACTTTTAGACGCAGCCAGATCAGTTGGCGTTACTCTGCAGCAGAGTGGGAATCCTGCAGGTAAAGCAATCTTGGATGTAGTTGCCCCGCGTGGCACTGCTCAGCGTGTTTATACACAAGCCCAAGAACCTGTTACTAGAGCTTTAGCTAGTCAAGAAGCTAGTCGGAGGGCTCGCCAGGCGGCTCAACTCGGTACTCCGGCTCCCCGCCCGCGCGGTTGGGGTTCTGGTCAACCTCGCCCGCAAGCTCCCGCGCCTGCTCCGGCTCGTACTCAGGCACCCTCGCGACCTGCACCCGCACCCGAGAACTGGGGACAAGGCCCTCTGCGCGGGCAAGTAGATATGTACGGTGTAAGAGCACCGGGCGTGCCGGAGCCTTTTATGCCTCCCGGTTCGTCTGCATTTCAACCGAATCTTCCGAATCCTCGTGGCCCTCGCGGTCAGTTTCAGTCGATTTATGGTGAGCCGAGTGCCGTTATTCAAGGTCGGCAAAGGATGGCTGTCCCGGTTGATCCGGGTGTGACTCGCGGCCCCGCTGTCAGTCCTGGTCAGATCGCAATCGATTCCCTCGGGTATAACGCTCCCACGGGGCCTTTGGGTAGACAACTTCTTGCTGAAGATCCCGAAACGTACAAGTCTATTTCCGATATGGCGCTCGAAGCGTCGCGGAACTACGGGCGCACTGTAACGGCAGAGGATTTGCTTGGCGCCCAAACTATGCCTTCTAGATTACTCGGTGAGTATTCTAGTAGTGGTGGCGGCCTGGTGCCTACTATGGGTCGCATCGGAGCGCGTCGGCAGATTCCCGCCAGCACCCAAGCGCCTGGTGTTCGGATTGGTAACTCCAGTCAACCTTGGGGCGAAATGCCTGTGCGCCCTGCACGCGTGGTCGATCTTGGTTCCACCGGCAGGTTGACTGAAGGTGCCCCTGCTGTTGCTCAGGCTGTTGATGAGGTAACACCCGCTCAAGCGGAGGCGGTTCAAGCCGTCATCCGTAACGCTGTCGGCGGTACGCGCAAAACCGATCTCAGTAATCTGTATAAGATTCTGGGTGGTGTTGCAGCAGCTGGTGCTGGTGGCGCTGTTCTTGCACCGATTGCTTACAACATGTTTGGCGGCGGTGGAGCTAGCGATGCAGGTGTACCTCCGCTGGCACCTGACCTCGGTGCTCCCGGTGCCTATGAGGTTCCTGCTGACACCGATCAGTCTGTGCCGCCTGTTGCTGCGGATTATTATCGAGCGCCTGGCGCTGCTGTTGGGTCTGCCACGGGGGGTGTGCCTGGTCAAACTGCACCAGCCGTTATTCGCACGAGCGATGCTGCTAGCAATCAAAGGCAAGCAGCAGCTAATGCTTTAGCTGCCGCCGCTGCAATGCAACCTAGCGCTCCTGCATCCTACGGAAACATCGGAGCATACTATAAAGCTCGTGGCGCTTACGCGGCTCAACCCGGCGTGGTCGGCAACTTAGTTGAGCAGCTTATTCAAGTCGATCCTCGTTTCGATCGGCCCGATATGCAAGCTTGGGCTACAGCTAATCCCGGTCTGGCGTACGAGCTTCTGCAAAACCAGCAGATGCCGAACATTCAACAACCTGAAATTACGACTGAGTTGGGCTCAAATACGAGTAATAACGCAATCGGTAATTCGCAGGAAGCTGCCAGAGTTGCAGTTGAAGGCGCGGATCCGGCTCTGATGGACGCCACGCGGCCTCGTATGGCTGTATCTCTGCAGCCTTATTTCTATAATCGGCCTGGGTTTGCTGGGAGGATTTGATCATGGAGTTTAACTTCTCCGAGTCTGGTTCTTACAATCTTCCGAGCTGGCAGGAGTCTTTTTCAGCTCCTTCCGTGGTCCCTGCGAGCGATTCTTCGTCCTACGATTTTTCTGTCCCCCCTTTTAACGCTTACAATTACGCTCAGTCGTATCAAACTCAGCCTGCTTCATCCAATTGGATGGACTACCTCAAAGCGGGAGGGCTTGCGTTAAGTGCAGCGGGTGACGCAATCCGAGCTTTTCGTGGTGAGCCCACGCCTCCTGGGGGCAGTCCTTTTCAGCAGTACCTTGCTCAAGAAGAGCAAAAAGAAGCTGACAAACGGTTAGCTGAGTTACTGAAGGATGCTATGGGAGCGTCTTCTACTGAAGCAATTACGGGTGTACTTGATCCTGCTGCGGAGCGTCGCGAACGTAAAACTGTGTTTGGACAATTACCTTCTCTTGCCGGTATTGGTTCGAGTACGGGTACTCGGATGGCCGGTAGTTTCCTTAGCTGAGTTTTGCTTGTACCGCTAGAATAAGCGAAGGTTTCGGAGGCCCCTGTCAAACACTGTAGACAGGGTGTTCAGTCAAATATCCAGCACTAGCACAAACAAAGCTCCCGCGCTGATCGATCGCCCTTTTCTCCGGGGCGCCAAGATCAATAACAGCACTCAGACGTGCGATCCGACAAACCCGAACCTAACTGACCTGATTCAGTTAGTCCGCGTGGGCGATCTTCCGTCTGAAGACGCTGCGCTGGTTGAAGACATCACCATCATTTCAAATGAGGATTACCCAGACAATTCTGGGCGACGCACCTGCGACATAGGATTATATGTATACGCTCCAAACCAATCTGCGCCTTCTACTTCGGCTGCCATGATGATTGGGCGGTTTGAAGTGGGTCTCAGTGGCTCTACTTTTGGGTATCCCCTTCCGATTCAACTGTTTGGAATCAACGCTCCTGTGCCGCAGGTCGGCGATACCAGCATCGTCGCTCCGATTCAGTTAGGTAAAGGCGAAGGACTTTACTTAGAGAAAGGCTACATCCTGTGTGTCGGCTATTTGGGTAACGGTCCCGCCGCTGTGTCTGGTGGTCTGAGTCCCTCGGGTATCACAATCTGGAGCCAGGGCGGGTTCTATTAAGCCGTGGCCAAACGCTCCGCTGGGGATAACTTTAACCCCAAGCGTTATGAGGGCGCAAAACGCATAGAAAAGAACGGCCATTTTCATGGGGCTGACTCCTCTTTTCAGCTTTCGCGCCCGATGCCTTTTAAACAAAGGTTTCGCCCGGCTGTAGGTACAAAAGACTTCAGCATTCTTAGTGACTACGATTACGCGTCACTTTGGAGCCGATGGCGCCGTGGCTATGAACTGTCAATGTACACCCAGCAGGTGTACCAAGCGTATGAAAATAGCTACAAGTACTACTACACTAATGTGATTGGGATAGGGCCTTACATACCTGGCCTTATGTTTATGTACCCCAATACGCGCAATGACGAGCGTATATGGTCGGTGTTTATTCAACCTCAGGGATCGTTTAATTTCAAAGATTTCGGGTTAGCTGTTTCTTCTGTTACTGACTACACAGACACAATATATGCTGTTCAGTTTTCAAATTCTTTTGGTTTACCTGTGTCTTCTTTTAAAGGAGAAGTTATAGCTAACAGGATTGACTCCAGCGGCAACCAACGTAAGTTCGGTTTTGGAAACTATACAGTTGTTGGGGTTGGTCTTAACGGTGTCTTAGACAATAATGTAAATTATTCGTCATTGTATAACACTTTATTCTTGAGTCATGACGAAGCAACGAGTTGGCAAGTAGTTGACGCTAATACTCTGCAAGTGCCTGCGGCTGGTCCTCCCAGCGTGGGAGATTTTTTCACCACGGAACTCAAAGCGCAGTGTAACTGTCCTGATTTTTTAAATAGAGAAACTGTCAATCTGTATGAAATTAGCCTCAAAAAGAGATACCCGTACACAGGTGTCCTGAACATGAAGCCTGGTTTCTATGACGCAGGGTCTCAAAGCCAGGGAGATAGAGTTTTAAGGTCTATAGACGATCCAGGTTGGGCTCGTAGTTTTGGCTTTATCTATTTAAACGAGATATACAATATTCCTAATTATACTCAAGAGACATACTCAGATCCTAATTTGTATTATTTTCAGCCCAAATGGTGTAAACATATTTATGCTGCTATGTGGGATTTGCAACGTAAATTTAATCAGGGTGATGTAGTAGCTCAATGGCTGCCTCAGCCTAACGACGAGCCTACGCACCCTGCTTATCGAGAGATGTTCGACAGGGATCTCGATAAACAAATGAACTTCTTTAAGCGCGAGCGCGATTACAGATGGTGGCTTCGGTACGGTCCAACAAGATCTGAGTTGCCTACTCGTGTTTTAAATCCTGATACGTATAATGTATTTTCTAAATTAACTAACGCTGGAACATTAGACAGTCCTACGATTATCTTGGCTTCTGGGCTTACTTTTTTTGACACTAACTCATATACTCCTTTTGTACCTCCTTCCGGTTTAGACGTTTATGATGGCGGAACTTACGCTAGCGGTATCCGTCTGCCTCACGCCCCCGTGGCTACTCTTGATGGAGGGCAGTATGCCAGCGGTATCTTAATTTCTGCTATTGCGTTTCCTATTAACGGAGGTATCTATACATGACTTCAACTCCTGTAACTATTCTTGTTCTACGGTCTAACTTAAATTCAGATAGACCTAGCGGCACTATTCTCCAGTTTGGAGAAATGGCCTTGTGCGCTGGGTCAGGTGATCCTGGGTTCTATTTTCTTGACACTAATAACGATGTTCGTAAGATCGGTCCTGCGGGGTATGGAACGACAGCTCCTAACGCTATTTACATAGGTGCTTCAGGGAACTCAGTCGGTGAAGCGTGGACTGATTCAAATGTACATAACTATTACAAAGT